GTGTTGTATTTATGCCACATTAGGGTAAACCCTGTGTTGTATTTGTGCGACAGGTAGGGTTTGTACTGTGTGGTGTTTTGGAGACAGGGGGGGGAGGGTCTGTGTCTGTGTGAAAAATTTGTAGGTGCCCCACACATTCCGAAAAAGCCAAATTAGCCTTTGCCAACGCACACTGCTGCTGGCGAAAAAAAGTGGATTGTGCTGATTGGTGGAGAAGAAAAGAACAGGGACCCGTAGAGGGTGTGTCCTTTTTCAAGGGAGCCTCTCGTTTATCTAGACTACGCTTATTAGCGCCTGAGTCGCTTGCCCTGTTCACCTGGCCTGCGGTGCTTCACAGCATTGGCAGGGGGCTACTTGAGACTCACCCAGTTCGTCACGTTTATCCTACTTGGTCGGCTCAACCGCATAGAGGGCTGGGTCATAGCCCCGTAACGACACTCTATCATGGTTTACCCTATTGGGGTATCCGATAGCTTGCTATACAATGAACTATGGCTTATAGAACACCTGCTGTTTTACCCAAGACTGAGTATCAGCGGCTCAAAGAGCTAAAGAAGATGCTGGTGGAGTCCAAGGGCGAGGCTGTCGTTGCCAAGGTCATTGACATCGCCATGAACGACGACCATCCCCAGCAAATGGCCGCGCTCAAGATGTGCATGGAACGCGCACTTCCTGTCAGCCTGTTTGAGAAGACCAGCGCCCAGCGTAGTGCTGTAAACATTACTATCTCCGGCATCGGCGTTCAGGTCGGAGAGACTATCGAGGCTGAGGACGTAGAACCAAGAGATGTCTGATCTAAACTTCTCCCTGCTTCCCTGGCAACAAGAGGTCTACGCAGACCCAACCCGCTTTAAGGTTATCGCTGCCGGTCGGCGCTGTGGGAAGTCCAGGCTTGCCGCTACCATGCTGATCATCGAGGGGCTACGCTGCCCACAGGGTTCAGCCGTCCTGTACGTCAGCCCTACGATGGGTCAGTCCCGCCAGATCGTCTGGGATCTTCTGCTGGAACTTGGCCGGGAAGTCATCCAGACATCCAACGTCAACAATCTGGACATCACCCTGATAAACGGGGCCAGAATCTACGTCCGAGGCGCTGACCGCCCTGATACCCTGCGGGGTGTGTCCCTGACCTTTGCGGTTCTGGACGAGGTGGCCGACATCAAGCCCCAAGCCTGGGAACAGGTTATCCGAGCATCTTTGTCGGATAAAAAGGGAAAAGCTATCTTTATTGGCACACCAAAGGGTCGGAACTGGTTTCACGACTTGTGGAAGCTGGGCCAGGAAGGCAACGATAAGGATTGGAAGTCCTGGCACTTTACGACCAAAGACAACCCGCTGATAGATCCAGACGAGATCGAGTCTGCCAAGAAAACGCTGTCCAGCTTTGCTTTCAAGCAGGAATACATGGCCAGCTTCTCCAACGCTGGCTCAGATGTGTTTAAGGAAGAGTGGATCAAATACGGCGAGGAGCCTGCTTATGGCTCTTACTTTGTGGCGGTTGATCTGGCTGGATTTGAAGAAGTCGCCAAACAGGCGGCTAATTCCAAGAAACGGCTCGATGAGTCTGCAATCGCAGTTGTTAAGGTTACTGACGACGGAAAATGGTTCGTCCAAGAGATTGAACACGGCAGGTGGGATATTCGGGAGACGGCTACGAAGATACTCACTAAAATGCGGGACTACCGCCCATTGAGCGTTGGAATCGAGCGGGGGTCACTAAAAAACGCGGTTTTGCCGTATTTGAGCGATCTCATGAGGAAAAACAATGTGTTTTCGCACATCGTTGATTTAACTCATGGAAATCGTAAGAAAACGGATAGAATCGTGTGGGCATTGCAAGGCCGGTTTGAACACGGCAGAATAGTGCTGAACAGCGAAGAAAATTGGGACGATTTCATCGACCAACTTCTACTTTTTCCAGCACAAGGAGTCCATGATGATCTGCCTGATGCTCTCAGCTATATCGACCAATTAGCTGTGACAAGCTATTTTGAAGAAGCTGATGATGGCTGGGAGCCTATCGACGTAATAGCAGGGGTATAACATGGATCAAAATGAGTTCTACGAGCCGACAGAGAATGACAAAGAACTGACGGCGTTCGTCGTAGATCACTGTGATAGGTGGCGTGACTACCGAAACACCAACTTCCTAGACTCCTGGCTGGAATACGAGCGCATCTTCCGTGGCGAATGGGCCGCTGAAGACAAGGTTCGTGACTCCGAGCGTTCCCGCATCGTCACACCAGCTACCCAACAAGCCGTCGAAACCCGCCACGCCGAGATCATGGAGGCGATTTTCGGCCAGGGCGAGTTCTTTGACATCCAAGATGATCTCCGGGATGTCAACGGCAATCCTCTTGATGTGTCCATCCTCAAGGCACAACTCATGGAGGACTTCAAACAGGACAAGATCCGCAAGTCTATCGACCAGATTGAGTTGATGGCCGAGATTTACGGCACTGGCATTGGCGAACTAATCGTCAAAACCGAGAAAGTCTTTGAGCCAGCAACCCAACCAATCCCAGGCCAGCCCGGACAAGCGGCCATCGGCGTCATTGAGAAGCCCCGCGTTGCCGTCAAGCTCAACCCGATCAACCCCAAAAACTTCCTTTTTGACCCCAACGGTACGTCTATTGACGACTGCATGGGCGTGGCCATCGAAAAGTACGTCTCGATTCACAAAGTCGTCGAAGGCATCGAAAAAGGCATTTACAAGAAGGTCAACATCGGGACTACCTACGAGGATTCCGACCTTGAGCCGACACAAGAGCCTAGCCAGTACCAAGACGAGAAGGTTCTGTTGCTGACCTACTATGGTCTCGTGCCGCGTGAATACCTTCAGGAGAAGGACACCGAGACGGTTGTGCTGTTTCCTGACGACTCTGTGGCTGAAGACTACACGGATATGGTCGAGGCCATCGTTGTTATTGCCAACGGCTCGATGCTTCTGAAGGCAGAAGAGAATCCTTACATGATGAAGGATCGTCCGGTCATCTCGTATCAGGACGATACCGTTCCGAATCGCTTGCTGGGCAGGGGGACCGTCGAGAAGTCCTACAATATGCAGAAGGCTATCGACGCCCAGATCCGTTCGCATCTGGATTCGCTGGCCTTGACGACCGCTCCCATGATGGGAATGGACGCTACTCGCCTCCCCAGGGGTGCCCGCTTTGAGGTTAAGCCCGGAAAAGCGTTCATGGTCAACGGCAACCCTGCCGAAATCCTATTCCCGTTCAAATTCGGCCAAACCAGCCCCGATAACCTGCGTACCGCCCAAGAATTTGAGCGTATGTTGCTCCAGGCAACGGGTACCTTGGATAGCCAAGGCATGGTCACTAACGGCGCACGGGATGGACAGGCGATGTCCACGGCTGTTGCGACGATTATCAAGAAGTACAAACGGACTCTGGTGAACTTCCAAGAGGACTTCCTGATCCCATTCATCCAGAAGGCCGCTTTCAGGTATATGCAGTTCGATCCTGAACGATATCCGAGCGTGGATATGAAGTTCTTGCCAACTGCTACTCTGGGCATCATCGCTCGGGAGTACGAGCAGCAGCAGTTCATTGGATTACTTCAGACTTTGGGTCCGAATACGCCTGTACTGCCGTTGATTTTGAAGGGTATTTTGAACAACTCCAGCCTGTCTAATAGGTACGAGTTGATTGCTGCCCTCGATCAAATGTCTCAGCCTGATCCTGAGGCTCAACAGTTGGCTCTGGCAGCGCGTCAGCTTGAACTGCAAGCGGCTCAAGCTCAGATTGCTGACAAAACGACCCAGGCCGAGAAGAATCGTGCTGAGGCGCAGAAGCTGCTCACTGAAGCGCAACTCATGCCGCAAGAGGTACAGGCCAAAGTCATCGCTTCGACGACTACAAACCTTCCGCAAGGTGCGGAGGCCAGTGAGTTTGACAAGCGGGTTAAGATTGCTGAGTTGATGCTCAAAGAGGCAGACATCAAGAACAAGACCAAGATTGTTGAGCTACAGATGTCTGATAAGTTATCAGCAGCCGCAAAAACAGAAGATGATTTCCTTGATCGTCTGACCGAAGGTCTGCGAAATGCCTAATGTCAAAGATCTAATCAAGAAGATAGAGTCTGGTGACATCTCCTATGAGGAGAAGTTGGCTGCTTTGTCTCAAGTTGAAACGACCCTCAAAGAGCTAAAAGAGAAAAAAGATGAGAAAGTACGTTTCAATGTTCAACTAATCATTGATGAGATCAAAAACATAAAAAGTGAGGTCAAGCAACAGCTTGAGTACGCTAAATCTATCGTTCCTGAGCGTGGTCCTAAAGGCGATCCCGGTGAGCGAGGCCAAGATGGACTTCCTGGCCGAGATGGTCAGAATGGCCGAGATGGTAAAGATGGGAAAGATGGCAAAGACGGTCAGGATGGCGTATCTGTAACAGATGCCAAGATTGACTTTGATGGCAGTCTAGTGATTACCTTGTCAACTGGTCGAGAGATCAATGTTGGTGAGGTTGTTAGCTCAGAACTTGCTGAAAAGATCAAAGTCACGATGTCTACGAATGCGTCTATAAGCATTCAAGACGAAGGCACTACCATCACCAGCGGCGTTCGCAACATCAACTTTACTGGCGCAACAGTTACAGCATCATCTTCTGGTGATAGCGTAACAGTTAATGTAACTGCTGGTGGTGTTACAAGTGTTACTGGAACATCTCCAGTTGTATCTTCTGGTGGCACTACACCAGCGATTAGTCTCGCTAGTGGATATGGCGACACACAGAACCCTTATGCCAGCAAAACAGCCAACTTTGTTCTAGCAGCTCCTAATGGATCTGCTGGCGCTCCGACCTTTCGTGCGATTGTGGCTGCGGATATTCCGACGCTCAACCAAAACACAACAGGCACAGCATCAAATGTGACAGGTACAGTTGCCGTTGCCAATGGGGGCACCGGGCAAACGTCCTATACAAATGGGCAGTTACTGATTGGTAATTCCACGGGCAATACACTTGACAAAGCAACGCTGACTGCTGGTAGCGGCATCACAATTGTTTCAACCAACTATTTCC